ATCTTAATGAATTTATTAGGGCAGTTGCCGACGGACTTTCAAGGCGCGATTCTTTCGACGCATTTCCGAACGTTCATGCCAAATATCCCAGATTTGTCGCGCAGGCGTACGAGAACCATAGAACATCTAGACTTCCTGTCCCCGAGCCCTTTTTGGCCCGTCCCGGTTGGCAGACAGAGCTCTGCGCAATCTTATCCCAGCCCCCCGGGCCCCGAGAGGTCATCTGGATCCACGACCCAGCAGGAAACTCCGGAAAGACTCATTTCTGTTCTACGTACCAACCTGAACAGACTTACACCATCACCGGAGGCCGTCACGCCGACATTTACTTTGCGTATGCCTTTGAGCCCTATGTTTTCTTTGATTGGGTCCGGGCAGGAGTCGATTTCCCCTACGCCGTTGCAGAATCATTTAAGAACGGGTATTTCCTCTCTACTAAGTATGATGTCCGACGGGTCAGATTTATCACCCCACACGTCGTTATTTTCTCAAACTCTCCCCCGGACCGATCCCAGCTGAGCGCGGATCGGTGGCGTGTAATTAACGTAATAAATATATTTTAAAAGTTTTATTTTTTATGCGCTGCGGCTATATAGAAAAGAAGAGGACCCCTTGGGGTTCGATATGTGTGCGCTCGAGCGGAGCGAAGGCTTAGTTGTTGCCTAGAGTTATTTGGTTTATTTCGCCCATTGTTTTAATATTTTGATTGACTACGCTTGCTCCGTTAGGCAATTTCCAATGGCATGTCCTGTTAAAGCCTATATCTATGATCGGTACTGCGTTTGCTATTCCTGTTTGGTATTGTTCCGGGCATATGACAAAAAGTAAACCTTTTGTTTTGCCTTTAACGACATAATTTGTGTTTTCTGTGCCACTGTATATTCCTGGTACCCCTCGTAGTTGGTAGCAGTGTGGTTCCAGTGGTGTCATTCGTATTCGCGTTTTTTTTAAAATTGTCCAGAACTGCCCGAACGATTGGGATTGCCAAGGTGTCATACCTTTGGATACGCTGTTTCCTGCGTTATTCCCAAGTTGTTCCAGGGAACTGTCTACTGCGTTCCATGTTGAGGCAGGAGTAAGATATGTGGATTGTGTTTGGGATGCTATGCACTCATAAATATCTAATATAACGCATGTTGCGGTTGTTAAACCGACTAATGTTTTTAATTTAAATGTGTAGTCTACTTGTATAAGACTAACTATGTAGTATCTGTTGCCTACGGCTGATTTTTGAGCTACAGCTGTGGCTGTTTTAACCCATCCTACGCCTTCACTAGCGGCAACTAGGTTGACGTTTGGGAAGGCTGTACCATTGTTGCCACCAACGGTGTAACTTAAGTCATCCCCTCGTACAATTTGTTGTATTCCTTCATTTGCCGCCCAATCTGTGGACCAAGTTCCATATGTTGAATATTGGAAAAAGATATTTTTTGCTGCTTTTGTTTGTAGAGCTTTAGCTACTTTTTTTTCGAACTTTGTTTTGCGGGATTTTTTCGTTTTTTTATTTTTAACGAACTGCGTAACGTAATTTTGACTTGTGTCGATAATTTGTGCACCGTCCCTTGGACGCGAATTTTGATTTTTAGTAGAAGAGCTACTAGTAATTGTGTCTTGGAGCTTTCGTTTGAGGAATTCTCCTCCTTGTTTGATTGCGATTCGTTTAATTCCATCGAGAGCTTGTCTCTTCCAATTTTGATTTGCTTTAGCCATTACTATTGAATTGGGAGATTATATTATATATAGTTTGACTAAGCCCATAAGCCCCCGGTAACACAAGTGGGGTTTTTTTTTGGGGGCTTAGGTCTATATAAAGAGAGGTTCCCCCCGGTGGTGATGGCCAGTATTACCATCACCTCGGGTATTGTCTGAGTTTGAATTTAGATGTCAGTGAAATTTTGGTGCTTCACGTCTAACAACCCTGTCTCCGTTCCCTATTATGATGATGCCCATATGACCTACCTTGTATATCAGCTTGAGGAGGGTGAGCAAGGCACCCGTCACCATCAAGGATATGTTGAGTTCTCGGCTAGGAAATCGTTAGCGCAGTGCAAAGCCTTGTTGAAGCTGCCCTTATGCCACGTTGAGCGTAGAAGAGGCACTGGGGTTCAGGCCTCTGATTATTGTATGAAGGAGGGCCGATTAGAGCCTCCTGTTGTACACGGGACTCTGGCACCTGGGCCAGGTAACCGGAACGATCTTAATGAATTTATTAGGGCAGTTGCCGACGGACTTTCAAGGCGCGATTCTTTCGACGCATTTCCGAACGTTCATGCCAAATATCCCAGATTTGTCGCGCAGGCGTACGAGAACCATAG